CGATTTAATGTATCGTGGTCTTAAGGTTAGAAGCAAGGCATCACCTTGCAGTTAAGAGTAAAGAGGGTTGCAAAACCCTCTTTTTTTATGCTATACTATTAGAAATCAGTTTTTTTATGGCACTTCATATGAGAGAGCAAATACTGAGAGCATTAATAGCACATGCTCAAGGTGATATTGCTAAACACAAAGCAAACATTGAGATTTACCTAGAACACCCTGCAGGTGTTGGTGAACACACTGATATTCTAGAGTCAATAGAAAAAGAACTAGATGCAATCGCAAAATATCAAGATCAGATAGATGTGATCAAAAAGTACTTTATGTCCAGTCAGACTCTAAGAGACATAGACAGAAGATCGGGAGAAGTAAGTGAATAGATCAGAATTGAAGGTTATTGTGCAAAACCTTAAAAGTCTGGTTAGTGAGTTAGAGAGTGAAGTTTACTCTGACACCTCTGCTTATGTTCATCCTTGGTATAAGCACACCGACAAAATCGAGGAACCTCAACAAAATTTACCGATTGATGATTATGACGAAGTTTGGACAGACGATGAATGATGCTCTTCTTAGAAAAAGAGCATTTATACTCAAAACCTTGCTTACTAAATACGGTAGTAGTAACTACTCAAATCTCTCATTTTACAAATGTGCAGATGAGTGGATAGCAAGGAATGAGAAATATCCTGGCGGACTGTACGGATTCTATAAGGACTACTATGCCAAAAAAGATCACTAAACTTATAAAGGAAGCACTTAAAAATGCTCATCTTTATACAGAGGAAGAGTTAACTTATTTGAGACAAGCAAAAAAACGACTCAAAAACGAGAAAAAAATTAATGAATTGAAAAATTCTAAATAGGAGTACACATTACTTTACAATGCCCACATACCCTGTTAAAAACACAAAAACTGGTGAGGAGAAAGAACTCTCCATGACTATGAAAGAATACTCTGACTGGCGAGATGCAAACCCAGATTGGGATAAAGACTGGTCTAAAGGTTGTGCAGGAGCAGGAGAAGTCGGAGATTGGAGAAACAAATTAGACGGTGGTTGGAATGAACTACTTGACAGAGTAGGGACAAAATCACCTCGTTCTAACATCAAGAAGTACAACAACTACTAACACATGCCAAGAAAAAGAAAAACTGCTACCGCAGTAGGAATCGGTTTAAGTGCCAAACAAATGAGGCGGAAAAAACCGATAAGCAGTGATTTTTTAGTTGATGTACAACCTATCACAGAAAATCAAAAGAAATTTTTTGCACACTACTCAGAAGGTAAGCATATCTTCGCTTATGGTGCTGCAGGTACAGGTAAAACATTTATTACCTTATATAATGCACTTAAAGAGGTATTAGACTACACTACCCCTTACAATAAGATCTATATGGTTAGATCTTTAGTAAGCACTCGTGAAATTGGATTTTTGCCTGGTGACCATGAGGACAAATCTGCATTATACCAAATACCATACAAAAATATGGTAAAGTATATGTTTGAGATGTCAACTGATGCTGAGTTTGAAATGTTATATGGAAATCTTAAAACTCAAGAGACAATATCATTTTGGAGTACATCATTTATTAGGGGAACAACATTAGATAATGCTATTGTTATAGTTGATGAATGCCAAAACTTGAATTTTCACGAATTAGATAGTATAATAACAAGAGTTGGAGAAGATACCAAAATCATGTTCTGTGGTGATGCAACTCAAAGTGATCTCACCAGAGACAAAGAACGAAATGGTATTATAGACTTTATGAGAATCTTAGAGCAAATGGACTCTGTAGAGACAATTGAGTTTGGTCTTGAGGATATTGTTCGTTCTGGATTGTGTAAAGAATATCTGACTGTCAAGTTAGCAATGTCTATGTAATGTTTAATCATGTACCTGCTCTCTTACCACCATTAGAGAGAGAAACAGTTGATGGTGTAAGATACTATAAAGTTCCTGATGAGGAAGACTTTATCAAATTAGTTTCCATCACTTCAGTAACATCTTTCTGGAATAGAGAGAAGTTTGCTAAATGGAGGAAAAAAGTTGGTGAGGATAAAGCAAACGAGATTACTCGTAAAGCAACCTCTCGTGGAACTGACACCCATACTTTAATAGAACATTACTTATTGAACGAAGAACCTCTACCAGAGGTTCAACCTATATCTGATGTATTATTTAAGATTGCTAAACCAACCCTAAAGAAAATAGACAACATCCATGCTTTAGAGGGATCTTTATATAGTAAACATTTAGGTGTTGCAGGAACTGTAGACTGCATAGCAGAATATGATGGAGAATTGTCAATTATTGACTTTAAGACATCTGCAGCACCAAAACCTAGAGATTGGATTGATGGTTATTTTGTTCAAGCAGCAGCATATGCCTGTATGTACTATGAACTGACAGGTATATCAGTCAAAAAACTTGTTATCATTATGACATGTGAGAATGGCGATTGTGTTGTTTATGAAGAAAGAGATAAGGCAAAGTATATTAAATTACTCGTTAATTACATCGAATGCTTTTTAAACTACAAACTAGAATTACATGGAAAATGAATTTAACCAAGCGTTAAACAAGAAATTTATGAATCCTGCAAAATTTGCAGTTGAGATTGAAAAACTTGTCAAACAAGAGAAGATAAATTATATTGATGCTATAGTTCTTTTCTGTGAAGAAAATAGCATCGAGATAGACTCTATTACAAAATTAGTGTCTAAACCATTGAAAGAAAAACTGAAGTGTGATGCACAACAGTTAAATTTCATGAAAAAAACCACTAGAGCAAAACTTCCCTTATAATGCCAACTCTGTCATGGTTTCCAATGCCTGTCTATATTGATAGAATATCTGGACACGCAAAAGAGCAAGTAGATGACGAACTTTATGCTGTATTTGACAAAGCAAAGTTCGCTCAAAATCCTCAATGGACAAATGACACAAATGAACTAAGTGTTACTAATAATTCCTTTTTTTCTTCTCATGAACTGGAGGATTGTAAGGTTTTTAACAGTTGTATAGATTATCATTTAAAAAAATATTTACAAGAACTGTCAACACCAACTAATTTAGATTATTTTATTGATAATTCATGGTTAACAAAAACTAATAAAGGCAAATATATTCACTTACATGATCACGGTAACTATGATGTGTCAGGTGTATATTATCTAAAAACAAATGGTAAAGACGGTGCTTTATATTTTCCTTCTCCTTACAGATTGATGGCAGGTAATTTTATATTATCGAGAGTAGTAGATTATTATCAACATCTTCCCTTAGAAAATGGTCTTTTAGCATTATGGCCTTCTGTGCTTCTACATAACACAGAAGTCAATACTACTGATCATGAAAGAATCAGTGCAAGTTTTAATATTAAGTTTAGATCGTGATTAAATTATTACAAAATCCAAAATCTGCAGATTATATTGATTTTAAAAGATGGGTCAATAGCACGAGTTTTAGTTGGAAATATAATCCATCATCAACACCTGATATAAAAAATTCTACAAAAATGGATGTACCATTTTATTGTCATTCTTTTATGAAAAGACCAGAACAATATGGTTATCCTGTAATAGATGATCCACAGGAAACTCATGGTGCTGTACAAATATTAAATCAAATAATAGAGCATAATCAGATTCCATTTAACAGTTTTATTAGAATAGCAGTTAATGCTGTTCATCCACAGAAAGATGTCATGAGTTCTATACCTCATGTCGATCACCAATTTCCACATGGAAATCTTATAATATATTTGAATAACGCAGGTGGATCAACATTTGTCAAAAATGACCTTACATTTCAAGATGAGGTGCATATACCAAAAGAAGACGATATTATATTATTTACAGGAGAACATTACATGCAAACCCCTAAAGATGACCGAAGAATTATTCTTATCGCAACTATGATATGAAGAATTTATTTCTTGGTATAAGGCAATATGATTGTGATGCTGATTGGGATAAATTAATTCACATTGCTAATAACTCTTGTCCAGATAATAATTACGCAGGATTTCAAACAAAATTTTTTAATCATCCTGCCTTAAATTCGATTAAAGACAGTTTTATCAGTTGTTGTAGAGATTACTATAAAATTAATAAACCAGAAAAAGTTAGATTATGGTATTATCATGATTGGAAAGATAATCCTAATAAGGACGGTCACTTCTGGCATGATCATTACAATTATTATGGTTTGTCTGGTATCCTATATTTGACCCTACCAGAGGGATCAACAACCACAGGGTTTTCAATTTCTGCAGATCATGGTATACTAGGAAAAGAAAAATTCTTTGATGATATGATGTATTTACCATCTGTCATACACAAGTGGTTTATCTTCCCTGCCAATCTCCCACACATACCTGGCACCTGTAATACCGAACAAAAAAGGATCGTTATTAGTGGAGATTACTGGTATAATCTCACCTAAATAGTAGTGTTCTAGGAGATATTTTATGACAGATTTCTTTGATTCCGAATTTGTTCGGGACGAAATGCAAGAAATAAATGAAATGCAGGAGGAGATCTACGGAAGGATTTTTCAATTCTCGGATCTACCTGTACCAGAACAGATTGAACATCTAGAAGAGTTGGATACTTTGCTTGAAAAACAGCAAATACTCTACACTCGTATGAGACTGTCAGATGACCCTCGTGCTAAAGAGATGGCGGATAATGTCCGTAAATCTGCTATAGTTATGGGTTTTCCAAAAGATGTGGACTGTAATCTACTCTTTGCAAATATGCAAGAGACACTCGATAGAGTAAAAAAAGGACTACAGGGCACACTTGACACATGAGCACGACAGCTCTATAATAAAGTCACACAGACCAAATCCAATTTAATCCAATTAAATCCTATGTCTTTCGCATCACTTAAGAAGCAATCTTCTCTCGGCAGTCTTACTGCTAAACTTGTTAAAGAAGTTGAGAAGACCAATTCAGTCAATAAGGGCGACGACCGCCTCTGGAAACCAGAGGTAGATAAAGCAGGTAATGGTTACGCAGTAATCAGATTCCTACCTGCACCCGATGGAGAAGATCTTCCTTGGGTAAAACTGTACTCACATGCCTTTCAAGGACCTGGCGGATGGTACATTGAAAATTCATTAACAACATTGAATCAAAAAGATCCTTGTTCAGAGTTCAACACTACTCTATGGAATAGTGGTGTAGAATCTGATAAGCAAATTGCTCGTAATCAAAAGCGTAAGTTAGCATTCTACTCTAACATCTATGTTGTAAAAGATCCTGCAAACCCCGAAAACGAGGGTAAAGTGTTCCTTTACAAGTTTGGTAAAAAGATCTTTGATAAGATCATGGGTGCTATGCAACCTGAGTTTGAGGATGAATCACCTCTAAACCCATTTGATTTCTGGCAAGGAGCAGACTTTAAGGTTAAGATCAAGAAAGTTGCGGGTTACTGGAACTACGATAGTTCTGAGTTTACTGCACCTGCACCATTATTAAAAGATGATGATGCTCTTGAGGCACTATGGAAGAAAGAATACTCTCTTCAAGAAATAGTTGCTGCTGATCAATTCAAATCTTATGACGAACTCAAAAAGCGTCTTGAATCTGTATTGAGAATTAACCAAGCACCCGTCACCTCACCTATTGATGAGGAAGTAGAGTTGGAAGATCCTGTTGAGGCAAGAACTGCTGAACCAAATACCCCAACTGAAGACGATGCACTATCATACTTTCAGAAGTTAGCTGAAGAGTAAATATAAATAACAAGAGGGATTTTTCCCTCTTTTTTTATTCTATCAAAGTATTAAAATGGCAGGTTACACTGGAAATCATTTTGTAGTGACATACGAAGACAATGTAAATGGAAAATTTACTGCAGATGTATACGCAAAAGACGCTGATGACGCTGAAGCAAAAATAAAAATTGCTTATCCTTGGGCACTTAATCTATCAGCAACTGCAGGTGCGTAGAAATGTCACGCAATAAAGTTATTGCATACTCAGATGCTAATGGCAACTGTAGAGTTGTAATTCCTACTATGGATTGCTCTCTATCGGATGATGCTGTCATTGCAAAAGACATTCCGACATCTGACTATTCAATAATTGAACCATCAGACCTACCTTCTAATAAATTTAGAAAGGCATGGAAATATGACCATAGTTTAAAAGCAGTTGGTGTAAATTTGACTGCAGCAAAAGATATTACAAAAGAAATTCTAGAGACAGCATATCTTGAGACTAAAAAAGAAAATGCAGATATACAATCAATAGCAGATATGAAAGGAGAATCTGCATCACTCAAGTCTAATCCTCCAGTTCCATACACTACGATAGACAATGCGACTAGTGTTGCAGAGTTGGAAGAACTTGTTTAACTGTCTTTTAAAGTAGAAGAAATAAATTGGGATGACTTTGTATATTCTAAAGCATCTTTCATATCCATCATAAACATAGTTAGATATTCTTTTCTCATAATTTTTATATTTCTTTTTTTCTCATTTTCTCTAGTTTCTGCTAGAAAATTTGTTACACCTATTACTGGATTAATATTTGTATTGAATACAAGAGGATTTGGTATTTCAAAATCCTTATCAACAATTTGACCTGCAGGAAGTATTAGTTTACCTTCAGCGTTTCTTACTTCCTCAGTTTCATAGTGTCTTATTTCATTCAATGCTAATCCATATTTCTCCTCAGCATACTTATATAATACATTACTACTCATAGGCCATTCTGATCTAACATTTACAATATTTGCTGTAACCAATATTACCCAGTCTAATTCATCATTACCATAAACTTCACCTGCAACATTATCAGGTCGCATTCCCTCTTCTATTGTGTATGACTGTAGAAATGTGACTGCAGAATAAACATCATCCCTAAGTTTTGCTCTCAGGAATAGATTTTTAATAACGACATAATTATCGTTATCAACTATGTCTGATTGTGGATTTTTGTACCTGATGTTTGGTACATTTTTAAAATAATGTTTTGACATTAGAAACCTACTGCGTCTGCGACTTTCTCATGATCTTCTCTGTAGATAGGATTAAGTTCCTTAAAGGATAAATCCAATTTCATATGTACAGGTGTGCCATCATCATAGGTTGCATATGTGCCACTTCCAGTATAATCTACTGACATATTAGCTAATGCACATGTTTTAAATCTGTTTAAGAATGGATGTTTTGAACCACCTTTCATATAACTTATTCTGAATATATCAGGAGCATTTAAGAATCCCATGCCCTGACTATCTAATTTTGCTGCACTATGTATTTTTAATTTCTTGATTATCGTTTTTACTGTATTTGCCTCATCTCTACTTCTTGGTGTTAAATCCCAACCAAAATTGAAACTTCTTATTGTTACACCACTAAAAACCATTTCTAAATTTTGGTTTATAACTTGACCACTCGCCCTTGATAGCAACCCACCAACTGTAACATTCGCACCAAGAGCATTTGCTGCTGTGGTTGCTGCAATCATTTTTGCATAACCTGCAACATCACTACCTGCTGTTCCTCCTGCATTCTTTTTTAATGAATCTAACTGATCTTTTATAACACCAGCTGCTGCCTCTGGACTATCACTATTAATTGCCTTACCTATTGCATTTAATCCTGCAGCAGCAAAATCATTTAGTTTGTTTTCCCCCCAGTTAGCACCATTTTGATCCTTTACACTTTGCGGAGCTGGTAAAATAATCGTGCATGATGATCCGACACTGGCATATTGATCACTTATTTGAGATGCTCTTCCTCCACTGCCACTTCCAAAGTTACTTAGAGAACCAAAACCACCACCTTTTTTAATATTTTTTAAAATTTCTATCTGAAAATAGTCTGTACCATAATCTATCATATCCTGTGGATATCTTAAAAGTCTATCGCCTAGTTTATTTGGCACTATCTTATCCTTTTTTATCTATTTAGCAGGAATTTTGCATATTTTAATGACCTAGCATGTCTTAACTCATTTGACTGCACTTGATAAAGTTGACCTGCTACTTCATTCCATGTATATTTTCTCATCAAACCCCAATGATAATTAAATCCTCTAAATCCCCATTGTTGTATATCTGTACATGCGATCAAAGGATGTTGGTCATATCTTAACTTAGGTGTTTTTGCATTATATACAAAAGTATAATAGTTGCCAGGATCAGGAATAGGTGACACAGTATCATTAAGTGCATTCATAATTTCCATCATAATATCCTCTGGATCTCTTAATCCAGTTGCATTATCTACAACTTCCTTTAGTCTACTCATACTGGTAAATTATCCTCCGTTAAAATCTTAAATTCCATGTGTCGATCAGCACAATACTCTTTTGCTGCATCCCATTTTGCCTGATTTTTTGCGTATTCCATGACTTCTCTGATATATTTCTTAGTCTTTCTTTTTTGTACCTTTGGTTCATTGACTTGTCTTTTAGGTTTTATTTCTATAATATACTTCTTTGCTTTGCCATCATTATCTCTGACTTTTACATAGAAATCTGGAAAATATCTATGTATTCTTTGATCTAAAGGTGAACGGTATGGTATGATAGTCTCCTCAGAACCCCACTCTAAAATATTACTATTCTTGTCGCAATATCTCATAAACACTTTTTCCCAAGAACTACGATAAATAATGTTACGGTAGTCTCCTCTGTACTTTTTTATGTTACGAGGTCTAAATATGCCAGAGTGTGCCATAATCTTATAAGTTCCCAGAGGTATTTATTGTGCCCCGATACCCAAGAGTAAAGAAAACAGAACAGATCCGCAGTCTATTTCAAAAGGTTGCTACGACAAATCACTATGAAGTATTCTTCACAGGATTTGCTGCGTTACAAAGATTAAGAGGATATATTTCATCTAAATCACCGAGAGTTACTAATTTCTTTATCAGTAGGGATCTTGGATTATTGTGTAATAGTGCTGAATTACCTGCGACTACTATGGCAACAGCACAGGTAGAAGGACAAAGAATGGGCATAGTTGAGAAGATAGCACATTCTAGAGTATATACTGATGTATCATTTACATTTTATGTTGATAGTGACTACAGAACATTAGAATTTTTTGAGTTATGGCATGAATTTATAGCATCAGGGTCAGATAGAGATAGAATAGATAGAACTAATATTGCTTATTATCATAGGATGCAATATCCAGATGAGTATAAAGTTGATACTATCAAGATTATGAAATTTGATAAGGATCATTTTAGAAGTGTAGAATATAATTTTTTAAATTGTTTTCCAGTTGCTGTATCATCTATGCCTGTTGCATATGATGGCAACCAAGTGCTTGAATGTCAAGTCACATTTGCATATGACAGGTATTACTTCGGTAAAATGGGATCATTGGATCGTAGAATTTTTGCCTCGTCATATAAACCTCAAATTACCCCCTCTGCTGTAGGTAATAGCGATGAAAAATCTTACGATAAACCTGTTGGCGATAGCGGATCCAGTTCTATTTACAAAGTGGATGGTACTGAGGAATCTGGTTTTACTCTTAGATCAGATGAGTATTAAGGAAATAGCAATATTTTCCTTAGTATGCTATAATATAGACACTACTTATTAATATGGGACTTGCACAAGATCTGAAGGAAGGAACTAAATCTTCCCATTCAGCAGCAGAGAACACAAAATTTGTTACATCATTCCTTCGTGGAGTAGTAGACAAATCAAATTATAGAGAGTTAATCTCTAATTTCTACTTTGTTTATGACACTTTAGAGTTAGAAGTTAAAAAACATAAGGATCATCCTATTGTAGGACCTTTAAATATGCCAGAATTGTATAGATACGATGCTCTAGCAGAGGATTGTGACTATTTTTATGGTGTAGATTGGGCAGATAAAATAGAACCATCAGATGCTTGCAAGCAATACTGCAACAGAATTATGGAGATTTCAGATGATGATCCAGAATTACTCGTAGGACATCATTATACTAGGTATCTTGGTGATCTTTCTGGAGGACAGATTCTTAAGAACATTGCACAAAAAGCATTACAACTTGACGGTGATGGTCTTGCTTTCTATAATTTCCCCGATATTGCTGATAAAAAACAATTTAAAAATGATTATCGTGCTACCCTAAATAAACTGCCTGTGACACAATCACAGATATCTGCTATCGTTGCTGAAGCAAACTATGCATTTCGTTTGAATATGTTTATGTTTGATGAATTAGATGGTAGTCTTTATGACTCCACAATGTCTTACCTTTGTGGTGTTGTTAAAAACTCGATAAATGAGTTTATCGCAGTCGCTACTAACGGAAAAAACTGATGCCATTACCACAGATTAATGCACCAACCTATGAATTGGTAATTCCTTCGTCTAAAAAGAAAATTAGATATAGACCTTTTTTAGTTAAGGAAGAGAAAATTTTAGTCATTGCTATGGAAAGCAATGATGTTGCTGACATTGCTAGAGCAGTCAAACAAGTTCTAGGACAATGTATTCTAACAAAAGGAATTAAGATTGATAAACTATCTACCTTTGATATAGAATACTTATTTTTAAATGTAAGAGGTAAGTCTGTTGGTGAAACAGTAGACATACAAATCACTTGTCCCGATGATGGTGTTACTAATGTACCAGTCAATGTGGCATTAGATGAAATCAAAGTGACATTTGATCCAACACATGATAAAGATATTATTCTTGATGAAAAATTGAAGATGAGGATGAAATATCCATCGCTAGATCAGTTTATTAAGGAAAATTTTGAGGTAGAGAATGTTGGATTTGAACAGTCTATTGAGATGATTGCTAGTTGTGTGGATATGATCTTTAGTGAAGAGGAAACTTGGACAGGATCAGACTTTACACAAAAAGAAATGGTTGACTTTCTTGAGGGATTAGGTTCTAAACAGTTTAAAGAATTGGAGAAGTTCTTTGCTACTATGCCTAAACTTACTCATGAAATTAAGGTATTGAATCCCAAGACAAAAGTGCAAAGCACAGTTAAATTAGAGGGTTTAGCAGCTTTTTTCAACTAGCGATGCTCCATGAGGATCTTGTGTCGTATTACAAGATCAACTTCGCCCTCATGCAGCATCATAAATATAGTTTGAGTGATATTGAGAATATGATCCCGTGGGAACGGGAAATATACATTAGTTTATTAAAAAATTATATCGAAGAAGAAAATTTAAAGGCACAACAGAATGGATAAATCGTCCCCTGTTTTCGAGAATTTCCAAAACAAGATGGATGCTATGAACAAGCGTCCCAAGGTTGATCCTGCAAAATTTATGGGATCTGGAACTAAAAAGAAAACAAAGTCAGACGAAGTATCAGGCACAGACGAGAAGACAGTAAACGAAATTAGTAGAACTCTAGTCAATATAAACAACACATTAAAAGGTATTGTAAAAATACTTGATTCACAATTAAAATTAGATAAGAAAGAAAAGAGCGAAGATGATACAGATGCTGCAAGACAGTTAGATGCTAAGAAGAAAAAAGGTGCAGAAAACTTTTTAGAGTTAGATACTAAAGAATCAAAGGAGAAAACAAAGAAAACATCTGCAATAGTAGAAGGTGCTAAAGGTATATTGCAGAGATTGTTTACAGCATTGACTGCTATCTTCGCAGGATGGTTGATAGATAAAGGTCAAAAGATGATGCAATTTCTACAGGAAGGTGATATTGAGTCTTTTAAAAAGATGGGTAAAGGGGTAATAAAAGCATTTGCGGTCGCTGCAGGTGTATTTGCTTTACTTAATATAGGACCTATTATTGGTGCAATAACTTCTATAACTGCAGGTTTATCAGCAGGTATTCCTGCTATCATTGCATTGTTGGCAAATCCTTGGACATGGGCAGTCTTAGGACTAATAGCAGGTATAGCAGGGACTGTTATGCTGACAAAAACTATTATAAAGGCAGTGCAGACAAAAGGTGCAGGTGGTGAAGAATATCTTGAGAAATTTAATATGTTGAAAGGTGACCTAGAATCGAGAGGAATACAAATAATAGGAACTGGAAAGAAAGAACAGTTCTACATTGCAGGTACTAAACCAAGAAAATCTGTAGCAGAATTAGGAACACCCGCACAAAAAGAAGCAGTAGCAAATTATGTAAAGAAAAGAGATCAGTTGATTGGTCTTAGAGATGCGATGAGAGAAGAAATGAAGCAAGCAAAGAAAGATAATTGGGCGACAGTTAAAGGCACTGACTATGAGGAAGGCACTAGAAAAAGAATCAGGGAACAAATTAAAGAGGATAAAGCAGAAATTAGAGCAAAATATTATGACAAAATTCAAGCATTGTTTGAGGGAGATCTAGAACTAACCGAAGGACCTGCAGAAAATCCTAATAAAGATTGGACTCCTAAAAATGCTGAGGAGTATTGGTTGAAGCATGGAGTATATCCTGGTCAAGAAGAAATGGGTGATAATGAAAAGGTAAATCCTAATAAGTTAATGAACAAGAGTAATACTACTGAAAAGAAAGGTGAAGATATAACACCATCAAGTGAGGGCGGTATTAACATGACAGAAAGTAAAGCTAAGAGTCGTGGTAATAATGATGAGAAAATTTCAAAGGTATCTCAAGACACTGATAAAAATAACATTCAAATATTACCTTTTGATAATAAGAATAATGCTGCACAAGAAGGTGGAACTCTCAGTTCGGGTGATGCTACAAAAATTCCTGCGTTAGCAACCTCTAATAGTGGTAATGAATATAGAATGTTCTTTGCTCATACTTATCAACAGGGGAATGAAGCATAATGGCTAAGGTTGTCGATAAAAAATTATTCTATCAGATGTCTGATGAGGAGAAGATGGAGTATGAGGCTAAGGTACAGGCAGAGATAGAGGCGAGTGGTGGTAAATTAAGAAGAGGTAGGAGGAGAAACAAAAATGCCAAATCTTATGAACAGATTAAGGCAGAGATAGATGCTAAAGAGGCAGCTAAACAGGCAAAGAAAAAACCAAAGTTCATGCCTAGTAATGAGGCATTTAATACTATTAACTTTGGAATACAAGCGATTGCCGATACAGTTAAAGGATTAAAGAAAGCATTTCAATCTAGGGCAGAAAGAGAAGAGAAGATAGAGAAAGAAAAGAAACTTGATGCAGCAAGACTACTTAGCAGAAAAAAATCAGAAGATGCAGAAAAACAATTAGAACAGTCAACAAAGAAAACAAAAGGAACGGGTGCAGTTGGTAAAGCATTTAAAAAGACGGGTGTTAGATTATTGACTGCTATTGTTGCAATCATAGCAGGATTTGTTATAAACAATCTACCTAAAATTATGAAGTTTTTAGAGAAGGTGATGGTGGTTCTTAAGAAGTTTTTCAAATATGCTTACCCTCTTTTTGATGTAATATTTAAAATTGTCGGCAATTTGTTTGATGGAATGGCAGATCTTGCTTTAGATACATCTGCAGATTCAATGCAAAAAGATTTGAAGAAAAACAAAACTGATTTAGAAAAAATAGAGGATGATTTAAAAGCAACTAAAAAAGGTATGGATAAAAACCTTGAGAATGTTGAGAAAAATATTGACCAAACAAAAGAGGATTTAAAAAGTAGAACATCCAAAGGTCAAACTGCTGAAGAGATAGTGGAAGAGAAATCTGGTGAGAAGGTAAAGATGGAAAGAAAGGGTGAGGAAGATTCAAAGAAGAGTGAAGAACTTAGCACTGAAGAGAGTGGAGAAGTTCTTAAGGAAGAACCAAAAAAGGTAGAAGAAAAAGCAGAGAAAAAAGAAGTAGAAAAAAGTGAACCACCTAAAGTTGTAATGTCTAAACCACCTGCAACCATTGAAGAGGCAGCATTAACAGTCAAAGTAAATGCAGAGGAAGAGGGTGTTAACCCTGCGGTTGGTGATGGTGTCAAGAAAAAGAAAGTTGTTACCCCTTCTGGTTTGGGAATGGACATGTATAAGAGAAAGATTGTTCTTAATCCAGATGCTGCTGATGGTTGGAAAAAAGTTCTTGAGGCAGCAGCAAAAGATGGCATTGATTTGACTAAGAGTGTTACATCATCTTATAGATCTCCAGAAAAACAAGAAGAATTAATTGGTAAAGAGGATGGTAAAAGTGTTATATCACCTGCACCTGTTAGTAAATCACCTCATGTGCAGGGTTGGGCGATTGATATTGCTACTGGAACTGATGCACACAAATGGATGTTAGAAAATTCTGCAAAGTTTGGTTGGAGTTGGCAAGGTGAGAACGATCCAGTTCACTTTGATTTCATGGGTGGTGCACAGTCAGATACCAATTGGTTACAACCTGGCAAAATGAACTGGTTAAAATCAAATGTTGCCAGTTTAAAGAACATGGCAATGTTAACTTATAAAAAAATGACAACCATACCTGTACCCATAAATAATCTGACGGAAGTTGTAAAAGTTCCCTCTGGTAATCCAGAATTTTCTGGTATAGATGAAAAACCAGTAGTTGCATCTAACAATGTCATAAAACATATGCAAACTATTAATAACTCATTTACATAGATGTCAGCAATACCAACCCAAGGATCTACTTACGAGAGAATAGAAATAACAGGTCATGCAGGTGGCACTGTTGATATTAGACTTGGTGTATCATCCTTTCAATACTTTGAAGATCTAATGTCTCCAGTTGTTACTGCTGTAATGGGTGTGGTTACAAGTGGTGATACTATCAATGGTCAAGGACTTTATAGTGGACTTCCTATTGTAGGAGGAGAAAAGGTAAGGATACATATTACTTCTCCCATAGAGACAGAAAGAGGAGAATCGCCAGGTGAATTTGATATGACAATGTTTGTTAATAAGGTGACTGACTATCAATTAGAAAAACAAAAAGAAACTTTTGTATTGCACCTCGTATCAAAAGAAGGTATTGTTAATTTAAACAAGAGAATCATAAAAAAATATAAACAGAAAAGAATTGATGAAGTTATAACAGATTTTCTTGAAATATTAGAGGCAGATTTTGAAGAGGATCAGATTGAGAAAAGTGTTAATAGTATAAACTTCATAGGTAATATGAGAAAACCTTTGTCACTTGCTCCTATGTTAGCATCAAGAGCAATTCCTGATATTGGTAAAAACTCTGCAGGATTTTTCCTATGGCAAACCAGAAAAGGAATGCACTTTAGATCTGTTGAAAAGATGATATTTGATGCTAAAGAGAGTAAAAAAGAAACTATTAAACAAGAATACATATTTGATCGTGGAAATGAAGGACTTGATAATCCAGAGAAATCATTTACCAAAATATATTCCTACAACATTACCAATAATAAAGATGTGATGGCAGGTCAGAGGACAGGAAAAAATTCTACATATAGAATCTATTTTAATCCACATACTTTTGAATTTACCAGACCAGAACAATCTATCTTTTATCCTACAGAACAGGAAGGTTTAAATAAACCACCTCAAAAAAAAGTTGAACCACCAGAGGCAGATCCTACGACAATTCCTAAACCAGAAATGGCAAATAGAATTATCAGTGGAATCTACAGTGTTGGTTGCTTAGAAGAAAAAGTTGTAGGTGCAGCAGCGACTGCTGTTAATCAAGATAACCTATCTGATGTGGGACAATCTATTTCCAGATACTCCTCTTTATTTTCTCAAGTCGTGACAATTACGGTTGCTATGAACATAAATCTTTGTGCAGGTGATATAATAAAGTTGACTTTACCTAAAGTCAGCACCGAATCTGATGTTGATCCCTCTCAAAGTGGACTATATATCATTAAGGAGATCAGTCACTTTAGCAGTGCTAACAGATCTTATTCGGCATTAAAAGTTATCCGAGATTCATCAGGAGAGTAAAAATGTCAGAAGACATCAAACATGATTTAAGTCACGAGGTCTATCTTGACCCCAAAGACAACAAAGAACATATCAATCATGGTATGTTAGAGTACACAGAGGAAGAACTTAAAAGTCTTCATGCAGATTATGAATATGTGCATAAAGATGATGAGGTATTACCAAATGAGGGTAAAATTAATGATTGGCACACTCGTCACGAGGATAAGCAATTAGAAGTATATTGTGACAATCATCCTGACGCATTTGAATGTAGAGTGTATGACGACTAATGGCTATAGAAGAATCTTTACTGGGCAATAGTCAATTTTTAGGTAGGGACGGATTCCGTTGGTGGATCGGTCAGGTTGCTCCTAGGGAAGCACAGAAAGATCAAACAGACGAAGGTAAAGGTTGGAGTAACAGATATAAGGTAAGAATAATGGGTTATCATCCTTTTACGGATGATCTTAAAGATGAGGATTTGCCTTGGGCAATAGCAATGCTACCAACCACATCTGGTAGTGGTGCAGCAAATTATGCAACATCTACAATGCTGCAGCAAGGTGATGTTGTATTTGGATTTTTCTTGGATGGTGATGAGGGACAAGTACCTGCAATATTAGGACATTTTGGACAAACTGCTGCAGTGAGAAGTGCAGGAGAATTTGGAGGAAAGTTTGAACCTGGCACAGGATTTACTGGTAATATTAAAATAAATCCTAAGACAGAAGTTGTAGAAGAAACTGGTAAACCAAATACAGCAAACGAACAAAATAAAACAGCAAATACTACAAACTCTAGTGCTACTAAAGGTAAGAATGTAGATCAATCAGGTGCAGGTAGACCAGTTATTGTGGCAGATACTTGTACACCTTCTCAAGTGTCGAGAATGTCACAGGCAGTGGAGGATTTAGCACAGAGAGTAGAAGATTTATCATTGACAGGACAAAAATTAGAATCAGAAATACAGGCAGTTGGCGAACAAATAGAAACTATGGCGAATCCTTTTGTCGGTAGTATGATGGGCGGTGCGTTTAAGTTTTTAGAACCACAATTACAGTCAGGATTAGATAAAAAATATAAAGATGTATTTGGAAAAGTATTCTCACAAACTGGTGATACACCTCAATCATATGCTCTAGCACACGCTGCAGGGGTAGCATCACAGGTAGGAGAAATTCCTAATATTAAAAATGCAGAGAACGCATTAGCATGTGTAGGTAACAAAGTAGTTGAGGGATTAAGAGGAACAGTATCAGACATGCTCAGAGATTTGTTAGGATCTGGTTTAGGTATGGCAGGTTGTGTGGGTGCAAACTTTACCAGTAAATTTGTAAGTAATATGATAGATGGCATAGAAGATCAAATGTCAGCACCTTTGAGTGGACTTAGTGGAATATTAGATAAGGGTGTTAATCTTGCAGATTTCTTGAGGAGTTCTGCATTTTTATTAGAAGATTTTTCTGGTTTCTTAGATTGTGGACAGACTAATAAAGATAAGTGTCCTCCCGTCAAAAAATATCAGATTGGTGGTGCTGCTATGGAAAAAGGTGCTGATCCATTCAACTATGTAACATCTAAGATGCAGCAAGGTGCAACAGGTGGCGGTGGATTAGGTGGTGCATTGTCAGGTGCACTTGGAGACATAGGAGGAATAGTAGATTCATTCACTGATTTTGATTTTGGTAATCTAATTCCTAAAGGTGTTACTGACACTCTTGGTGCACCTGGCAGAATAGCAGGATTAATAGAAGATCTTAGTGCAGGTGGATCATGTGTTGGTGGAAAAAGAGATTGTGGTGATCCTAAATTACAAATCTTTGGTGGTGGAGGATTTGGTGCTATAGGTAATGTTGTTATTGGTGGTATTGTAGAGAACAGTGGTTTGGAAGGTATAGCTGCAGGTGTTACTAAAACTGCAAGTATTATTGGTGTAGATATTAAAATACCTGGCGTAGGTTATAAAACACCACCTGCAATTAGTTTTTCGGACAAGTGTGAACTTGGGTATGGTGCACATGGACATGCAGTTTTAGATGAGAATGGTGGTATCGCTGCTATTGTCATGGATAGTGTTGGTGAAGGTTATCCAGTTGTTACAGATCCACCAACTAATGTCGGTGTTACAACTGTGATCATCGAGGATCCTGGTTCTGGTTATGTTCAAGGTGATCAAATTGATGAATCCATATTTGTATTCCAGACGGGTATTGTACAACCTCCCGAAGATGTTGTTGCTGATACTGACCCATATTCAACATTGGTTGAACCAGTAGGTGATCAGACTCCAGAGCAAACAGCACAGGACATAATTAATACTCCTGCATTTGATGTTACGATAGACCCAGAAACAGGTGGAGTCCAGTCAGTTGCAGTTCTAAATATTCTCAGATATGATGTTCCCCCAGTGATAGAAATGAAATCTGCAACGGGTAATGGTGCTATACTAAGACCAGTATTCGGTACAATTCCAGAGGCAATAGTGCCACAACAAGTTTCAATAGTAGTCGATTGTATAGGTAAATCATAATGGCAGAACAGAATTGGGGCAGAAGAGTAATAGATTCTAGAGGTGGACACTTTAGGATTGAAACTGGTAGTCCAAGACAAGGAAGGGACGGACCCGAACCAACAAAAATATATTCATCTAACGATAAAGGTGAAGTATTTTTGATTGCACATGGTCATGGCACAGGATTAGGTAGAGTAGCATGTGATAAAAGTATTGAAATTAATGCGGGAGATAAGAATGATCCTAATTCTATAGACATCAGAGTTTGTGCTGCCACTGGAGATGTTACTATCACTGCTAACAGAGGTAGAGTAAGAGTTCATGGAAAAGATTTAATGTTCACTGCTGATAGGGACATTGATATAAAAGCAGGAAGAAATGTTAATATACAGTCCTCTGTTGGTAGAATCTTACTCAAAGCAAACTCTGCTATGGTTAGAGCATTAAGAGGTAATTTAGTTCCTGAGACATGGGGAGCAAAGATAGCAAAGAATAGTTTTATTCCTGCTGACATCTTGGCAAAAATATTTGCCCCTAAAGCACAAAACACACAGTTAGGTGCTGCACCAGGTGGTTTTGATGGTGTCGCAGCAGGAGCATTAAAAGGTTATGGATTTACATTAGAAGACTTGGGACTTACTGCACAAACAGGTGCAGTGGATGCTGTAGAAAATGCAAAAAAAGCAGCGAGTAGTTCAACTATAAATCCACTACAAAAAGCATCTAACCTATTGTCTGGAGATCTAAAAACTTCATTATCAGATGCATTGGATAGTGCAGGAGCTTCTGATCTTAAAGGACAATTTTCAGATGTTACAGGATCATTGAAAGATAATCTAGGACTAGGAGGTATTAAAAAAATATCAGGAGACACATCTCTTGCTGATGCAGGGAAAAATCTCTTAGGAGGACAATTGCCTGGTAAAGGTGGTGCTGTAGATACTATTAAAGGTATAGGTAATAAAGTATTGACAGGTAATATTTCATCATTGAACTCATCTGCAGCAAGTGCTTTAGGTGTTGTTGAGGGTGGAAACTCTCTTACAGGACTTAAGAAAATGTTTGGAACTGGATCTGTTGCAAAAGGTCCTGCAGCAACTATTGGTAACTTCTCTAGTGATAAATTAGCAACTCTTGTAGGTGATGTTATACCAACTCATCCAGATATTCCAGATGAGCAAAAACTTAAAGATGTTGGAAACGCTGTTGCATTGAGAATGGAAAATCTTGCTCAAGATCTTCTTACTGCTTCAAATACTCCTAATTTTGAGGGTGAATTAAAAGAGAACATAGAGAAGAAATTACTATCAGGTGAGGAAATTATAGGTGATCTTAAAGATGTAGCAGAGAGTTTCAAACTTGAATAACCATGTCAGCATCTGAATCCAACCCAACCAATTTTAATTGCAATAAGAAAAAAGACATTGCAAACAAACCATATGATATTGGTGATGATACAAACTATTTTGAAGATCCTGTCATATGCTCAGGGTTTATTGATGTGCAAGGCATACCCTCTAGACCCACTGATATAGAAATTACTAACGGTGATGTTAGAATTTACACAGGAAATCTTTTAGTCAGGCCAGGAATTTCTACATTCCAACAAACTCAGATAGAAGAGGAATTATATGTCTGTAAGAGTGCAGATATTATGGGTGATACCTTTATTAAAGGGA